AATATATATTTCTTTTCATTGATAATTATTTAGAAAGTAATAGTAAAGTAGTTCAAACAAAAACTAAAATAACTGAAAAAATATTAAAACGATTACATGAAAGAGATCCAGATTTGTATGATTTCAAGAAATATGATCAACAGGCTGATACTTATTCGGTATTATGCCAAAGCGGAAGACAACCAGTTATATATAATGAAGAAGAAGCAAAATTAATTAAGAAGAAATTAACAAAATATTGGAATTTCACAGAAAACACTCCCTCATATTATGAATGCCCTAATCCAAAATTCCCACATTTTAGTTTACGTTCTGGAATTCATCCATTAGGTTATTGCATACCATGTTGTAAAAAATCATTAAGTGTTTCAGATTCAAGTTCTCAAAAAATCAATGAAAGTTGTCTGAAAAAATTTTCAGATGGTATTAAAGATGATGTTGATATTGTTAAATCAGATGATGATTTATCTCGACATATTTTATCAAATGGAAAATTTATTCCACTCGATCGAATAGGAGAATTGCCAAAAGAAATAAATAGTGGATTATTTCTTGATGCATTCAATGAATCTTACAACTTATTTTGTTATGGAGTTGAACAAACAACATCAACTATGTCTGATGCAGGATTCGCATATTCAATTGCATTTTTATTAGCCTCTGAAGATGAAAATTCAATCAATGTTTTAACAGAGTTAGCTAATATGGTTTTAGAATTTGGAGATACTTATTATGCATTAGGAGATGGAAGCGGAGCATTCTTCCAATCAGGAAAAGATTTGTGTGACGCCATTATTAATACATTTGTTGTGAAATCTGATGAATTATCACCATTTTCAATGGGTGGATTTGCGAATGAACATTGGAAATCTATTTTAACTGAACTTGTAAGACATGTTTACAATGTTGAAATCATTTGTATAACTGAATCATTACAACTTGAATTATCTCAAGAGGCATTGATCAATATACAAAAAAAGGAATCAAGTGTAATATTATTATATGTGTCCTCGTATGGAACCTACCCTATTATTGCATTAAATCCTAAATTTTATTTAAGAACATTTTTAAAAGATAAATGGATGGCAGTTCGAAAGATTTTTGAATTTTGGAATGAAGAACAAAAAAGCAAAGATGCAATGTCTGATAATGTGTTGATTTGCATTTATGATATGTTGAATACCGTTGTGATTAATTCTTCTAAAGCTCCAGATTTATTACGAATTGTGTCGTATATTGCAAACTCAGAATCGAGATATAGATTAACCGAACGATATATAGATTTACATAATATGTGTTATGGAATTAAATTAACATCCAAGATTACATCCAATGATGTTTATGTGCCAATAACTCGTTCATCATATCCAGTTGATGAAATTTTAACAATTTATGGAATAAGACCAGAAACATCTAACATTTCAAAAGAATCATTATTAGATTTCATCAATGATTATAATAGATGGATTGTTGAAACTCCATATAATGAAGGTTCTTTAATAAAAATAGATAAAAAAGTGATTTTTAATAACAAAGTAATTGGATTTAAACACGATGGATTATATTTCTTTCATTCACCAAGTGATTTAGAAGATGGAGAAATTTTACAATTTGATACTCGCGAAATAGATAGATATATAATAAATAAAACATTGCATAGAGTTGAAATTTTAGATGAACATAAAAAATTAATTGAAAAAACAAAGAATAAAAATCGTTTATATCAGTTATTTTTAACCGAGTTTGCCACAGTACTTGATATTGATAGAAATCTTAAAATGCGTGAAAGTTTGATAGAATTAATTAAATCCACACAATTCACTAATCCAAAATCAATTTCACAATTAAGACATAGATATTATCAATTATTAATTAGTTATCCAAATGATTTAATTAACATTCGCAATGCGACTACTCGTGCATTAATTATATCGCCAAAAAATATGAGTGATGAAATCATTAAGACGATAGATGCAACAATATTTGATTTTGATAAACAAATATTAAAAGAATTAAGAGATCTTCAATATCCAAAAGATGAAATACTGAAAAAATTACAATATTTATTAAAAGACAGAATAATAATTTCTGATAATGAAGAAACAAAACCCTCTGATGATAATTTATTTATTTCGTGCAAAGAATTGATAAATAAGGGATTATGTCATGATGGAAAACTAAAAATACCATCAAATAAAATTGAAGATTTTTACGATTTATTAATTTATGATATAAATAACAGAGATAAATCATTTATATTATTATCGAGTGCTGGAATATTTGATAAAACCAAATTTATAAAAAGAATAGGAGAGCATTTATTTATTCAAATAATATCTTGATTTATCAAATATATGGCAATCACATAACCAATAACTAAAAATATTCCTTGTAAAATTACACCAAATGATGTTGGACTTCTTAGCTTAACTGCACTTTCTCCAAATTTTTGTAACACACTGGTTGTCATCATATCACTCACAACCACTAAAAATAATATAAACAATATAAAAATTAGTTTTACATTATTGACTCCAAATTTTATATTTTTATACGATGTTTCTGAATTTAATGGCACTGAATCCATTACGGAACAATTTACATATATATATAAACTTATCTTAATTGGCAACAGTTTTTCTAACATATTTGCGTTTTACTGTTACTCCGCCATTCTCTACTTCTTTATCTTTTTTTGGTTTTATACAAACAAGAGATTTCCAATATTCATCAAATAATCGTTTAAAGAATTCATAAATATCATTTGCAAATGATATTGAATTACAACCTAAAATATTAATTTTACCTTCTTGAAAAATGTTTATTCTTGGTGAATTATCATTGTATTCAAATCTAAATGAAACTTTTATATCTTCAATTGCTGGTTTTACTTCTTTTACTTTAAATGGAGGCAAGAGTTTTATATCACCAGTTATCTCTTTCATAATTAATAAATCAGTCAATTCTAATTTATATAAATATGTGGCTAATGCCATTAAATTAATAAGAATTCTTGGACTATTTCTTATTAATCTGAATTTATAATTCAACATCTTTGGAATTTCCCATTGAATTTCAACTGGAAACTCGGATAAATGTAATGTATTCAAATAATCAACAAAAGTCAAAAGAACTTCATGCCCATCAGATAAATCTTGATTTATCACCCCTGGAATTTGCATTTCTCCAGTTGTTGGAAAACACTTTATAAAATATTTCTTTACTACTGTTGGATTTAAAGAAATAACTGGTTCAACTGCACTATTAAAACATGTGCCATCACCTTGACGCTTTCTTAAGCCAACTTTTTCTTTAGGATGTTTTACGTATTCCTCACTTCCTTCCATACATCCATGTCCGAAATTACTATTAACTGCAATTACTGTCATATTTAAATTATTTTTGATGATTTCAGTGAAATCAGTTGGTGTTATATTTAAATTTGTCAATTTTGCAACATATGTGCAAACAAATAATTTCAGTGGTATAAAAATACCGTCTGGCTTTGAAAGCAAGACCTCATCCGATTCTTTTTGGTAATTTGCTATGTAAATCTCCATTTTATATAGTAATATACCATTTATTCAAATTTGAATCAATTAAACAATCAATAAAATGGGTATACTATATCTATGTCAATTGCCTGAATTACGCGGAACTAATCGTTTTAAGATTGGTTATACCAATGCATCCATAGAACCACAAAATAATTCCAAATACTTTTGTAAGGTTGATACTTGTGATGTATTAAATTTATGCAATTCTGTTCGAAAGCATTTTAATGCAAAATTTAAGTTGATTACAGGAAGAAATCATTTTGAAGGAAATCGTGAAGAAATGAAAGAAGAGTTTGTAAAACATGCAATGAAATTTAGAAATCCAAAAATGAAAATCATTTCATTTGAATAATTATTTTTTCAATATAATAATGGAGAATAATATTTTGATGTTTGAAAAGATTGGTATTGATTGTACTGATTTTTATAAAAAGAAAATATTTGGAAGTGATAACCATATTGAACAATCATATTATTCATTATGTTATAAATATCATAAATTAATGAATAAAGAAAGGTGTGGAATCAGTGATTGCTTCTGTAATAATAAGGGAAAATTTTTATTAACAAACAATTAAACAATGTTAATAATTATTCATATAAATCAAATGGATGATGTTATATATTCGCCACATATATTGAAATTAAGTGGAGTATCCTTAAAAAATTGTAAAACACTGGATGAGTTTTTTGAAGATAAACTTTTAAACGATGAACGTATAATAGATGAATCACCAAATGATGAAATCAGTATGTTAGATATGATACCAAGTAATTTTACTTCATTAGATGAATATCCAAAATACACAAATTTAAAATGTTGGTCATGTAGTTTAAATTTTAATACAATTCCAATATTTGTTCCAACATTTATTCAAACAACATCTGATAATATTAATATTGGAATCAGAGGCAATATGTGTTCTTTTAATTGTGCATCATTGTGGATCGATACAATGTCAATAAATTTAGAAGAAAAATGGAATCTTCATCAAAATTTGTGTTTACTATTTTTCATAATGACTGGTAAATTTATATCTTATATCAAACCAGCATTTTGTAAAACAAAATTAAAGGCATATGGCGGCGAGTGGGATGAGAAAACATTTGTTCAAGAAATGAAAAAAATAAATCCATATGATGATACTTATTCTGAAATAAATTCAGAAGAACGAATTAAGACATTGTATAATATAATCAATAAAAATTCGTTAATTATAAAAACAGAGAATTCTTTGTGGAAAATATAATATAACCTAACACTTGCATAAAACTGTCTGCAATGTGACTATCTGATTTTTCATTAGTTGTTGTAAATAATTTTTCAATAATTGAAAAATTATATATACAATGTTTTTTATTTGCATATTTTCTTGAATACTTTTTTGCAAAATGATAATATCTACCGTGTTCTGTCAATGCCACTTTATTTTTAAGAGATGAACCAACTGTTTTTATATTGTATTTAGCAAAAAGTGTCATCAATGATATTTCAATCATTTTTGATTTTTGATTAGGATTCATTTGTAATTCCATGAGAACTGTATAACTTTGATCAATAATTGGATATATATTTTTTTCCACATAATTGCATAAATTTCTTATAATATTGATATCATCATCTGCTGATATATCTATTGTTTTTTTATGTGTTATTGTAATTAACGATTTAAGTGTTTGTAAAACACTGTTTAAATCATTTTCATTATATAATTCATTTAAATTTATTTTTTTTATTTCGCATATTGTATAACCAAGTGTTTTTATTGCACAATCAAAACTTAAAAACTTCATTTGTTATCTAATTGAAATATTGATTATACAAATAAATAAGAATGAGTAAAGCTCCGAGGTTGGATGCTCTTAATATTACAGGAATTTCTAGTTTAATTAATAGACAAAATATTAAGAATGATATTGATTTGGAGAGTATTGAAAAGTCTATTATGAATAAATCTGAAAGCACTGATAAGAAACAAGAGCCAGTGAATAATTATTCTAATGAAATAAATGAATTAGCTGAGCAACTTGGAATTGATTTATCTATTGACACTCCTGCTAAGAAAACTCAAGTTGTTGAAAAGAAACAATCTGTCAAAAGTAAGTCATCAAGTGGTTCATCAAAATCGTCATCCAGTGGCTCACATTCTTCATCAAGTGGCTCACATTCTTCATCAAGTGGCTCACATTCTTCATCAAGTGGCTCTCATTCTTCATCCAGTGGTTCTCATTCTTCATCCAGTGGTTCTCATTCTTCATCAGAATATTCATCAGATGAATCATCAAGTGTTAATAGTAGTGTTATTTCTAATTTTGAAAATAAACATGGAATTAAAACTGATAAGAAATATTATGAAAAAAGACGAAAACTTGGAAGACATTCATACGAAGATGAAACTGAAGAACAACAAAAACGTAGACACGTCAATAGCATTATTGATGACATAAGAGGAGAAACTAAAACATCATTTGGTGTTGAAAGAGAACGTGTGCAAGAAATTAAAGAATCTAAGTTAGAACAGATTGGACAATTAAAATTAGCATTAGAAGATGATGAGGTGGATTGTTCTGGAATTTCAAGTCTAAATGCTGAAAGTTCTATGAGTGAAATAGATTCTGTGTTAAGTTTGTTAAGATTAAAAAATGACAGAAATCGTTATTCAACTGTTGCGAGCGAAGTTATCACTGGTTTGGCCGAAGGAATTGAAATGGTGTTCGATGGCACAAGAAATATACCATTAACAAATATCAGACCCGATTATACTGGTTATCACAACACTGTTGCAACAAAATTACATCGAATGAGATTTGAAACATCACAAGTGGTTGGAAATATTATTGAAAAATATAATATTGGAGCATCTTCAAGAATTTTATTAGAATTATTGCCAAGTTTCTTTATCTATCCGTGGGATAGAAAACGTCAAAAAAGTTCCCCTGGATTAGCTAACGATTTTGAAATCAATGATTCGAGAAATGCTATGAATGTATTACGCGAATCTGAAGAAAAAAAGAATTTGGATAACATTTAGACATCATTTATCCGATGTCTTATTTTGACATCACAACACGATGTCATATTTTGACATCATTTATCCGATGTCTTATTTTGACATCGGATAAATGATGTCATATTTAGACATCACAACACGATGTCATATTTAGACATCACAATACGATGTCATATTTAGACATCACAATACGATGTCATATTTAGACATCTTCTTTCATTAGTTT